AAAAGGAAAGTGTGAAATCAGTTTCTTTTTTGGTAAAAGAATTTGAAATGAAAAAGAGTGCCAAAGAATACAATCGAACATTTGTATCAAAAACAGGTATTCTAGATACAAACAAAATTCATTCTTATAAATGGAATGAAGATCTTTTCAAAAAAAGTAATGTTGTTCCCACTGGTAAAAATCATGGACTTCTGATGTTTGTTGATTGGTCTGGTTCTATGTCTTCTAATATTGACTCAACCATAAAGCAACTGTTCAATCTTGTACAATTCTGTGATAAAGTAAAAATTCCATTTGAAGTTTATTCGTTTGTTGAAAACAGATCTGAATTTAATGTCAGACAAACTGATGGTTGTAAGGATGAAATTTCTATTAGTTCTGGATATAGGTTAATTCAACTGTTTACTTCGGATAGAAAAGCTGCTAAATTAGATGTACAACTAGAGACTTGTTGGTTACTTGTTAGTTTTCTTATTCGTAACTACTTTTCATATGGCACAGTAGAAGATCATATGAGAAAATATGAGATGGGTAGTACACCTTTAAATGAAACTATTTTTGCTGCAATCTACCTCTTTAAAAAGTTCTGTAAAAATAATGCAGTAGAAAAAGTTAATACTGTATTTCTTACTGACGGAGAATCAAATCAGTTAACATGTAATACTGAACGAACAAATTCACTTACGGGTGAAACTTATATTGTTCGTCGGCCATTGTATCGCATGTATAATACATGTATTTCTTTCAGAGATCCTAAGAGTGGTTATCAACATCATAAACTTTGGGATCCTTCTAAACTGGAAAATGATTCATGGTCTTCTGTATCAATTAATTTAACTGCCAAACTACTTCATTACTATCGTTGGATGACTAATTGCAATGTAATTGGTTACCGATTATCTTCTGAAATGCCATCAGCAATTCTTAAAGCAAGTGATCGTCCCTATGATGAGTTTAGAAAAATTTGGAAGAAAAATAATTATGTAATTGAAAAAAATCTTGGTTATAGTGAATTGTATGCTGTAAAAGTAAACCGTGACTTTGGTGGTGAAACTCAGGAGATGAATGCAAATTCTAATTCCACTCAGAGTAAACTGAGAAACGAGTTTAGGAAACATGTTCAGTCCAAGAGTTTCAATAAGATCATCTTATCAAAATTTGTCGATCAAATCGCTTGACCGCTGCTAGCGGTTCTGTTATAATGTATGAGTAATCAGGAAAACCCAATGCCCGTTTCTACCGAAAAACTAATCGAGTACCTCTCTACTGAGTATGGTTCTGAAGTTAATCGTTCTCAATTGAGTGACGCTTCAGATTTTTTGGGTATGTCTTTGTCCACCACAATCAATCGTCTTTCTGATTATAAGTCTGGTCGTGGTGTGTGGAATTTGAGTATTCAAGAAGCACGAGAACAATTTGAGAAAAATGTTGCTCCAGTTGAATTTAATCTAGTTCCCGAAAAAGATTCTAATTATGTACCTTTCGGTAACTTTAATGATCTAAAGAAGATTATTAAATCTAGAATTTTCTATCCAACATTTATTACTGGTCTTTCTGGTAATGGTAAAACTGTTTCTGTAGAACAATCTTGTGCCCAACTAAATAGGGAGTTGATTCGTGTAAATATTACAGTTGAAACCGATGAAGATGATCTCATTGGTGGATTCCGTCTTGTGGATGGTGAGACTGTTTGGCACAATGGACCAGTAGTTGAAGCTCTTGAAAGAGGAGCTGTTTTACTTTTGGATGAAGTTGATCTTGCATCAAACAAAATCTTGTGTCTGCAATCTATTCTTGAAGGTAGAGGTATTTTCCTGAAGAAAATTGGTAAGTTTATTAAACCTACTACTGGTTTTAATATTATTGCAACTGCAAATACTAAAGGAAAGGGTAGTGATGACGGTCGTTTCATCGGTACTAACGTATTGAATGAGGCATTTTTAGAAAGGTTTGCTCTTACGTTTGAACAAGAATATCCAACACCTACTGTGGAATCTAAAATTCTACAGAGTCTTGCTGATTCCATGTCTCTTGACTGTCCAGAATTTGTAAGTAATTTGACTAGATGGGCTGATATCATTCGTAAAACTTTTGCTGAAGGTGGTGTTGATGAAGTAATCTCTACTCGTCGCCTTACTCATATCATTCGTGCTTTTTCAATTTTTGGAAACGAGATGAAGTCTATTACTGTTTGTCTTAATCGTTTTGATGAAGAAACCAAACAGTCATTCCTTGATCTTTATGATAAAATCATGACACCTATGGATGATACGGATCAACAAAGTCAGACTATTGACGTATTCACTTACTCTTGATATAATATATGGAGTTATCTCTAACGGAAACGGAAGTGGAGAGTGTTTTAAGTGCTCTCCGATTGGGTGGTAATCCTGCCCTATATCAAAAACTTAAAATTGCAAACGACCTCATGAAAAGGGGGTTACCATATAAAAAAATTCTCCGTGAACAATACGGTTATGTCATCTAAATTCAAATACGACGAGGAAAAACTTCTCAACGAACTGCAAGACTACATTGCTTCAACATACAACCAACATTATTCTTCTGGAAATGCCAACATTCAAACGTTGGATCTGATTGAATCATGTGGAGACGCTGAGTCATTTTGCCGCAGCAACATTCTAAAGTATGCTTCGCGGTATGATAAGAAAGGCACTGCTAGACGTGATATTATTAAGATCCTTCACTACGGCTTGCTCCTTCTTCACTTCTCTGATAAATCTAAAACTACTGAACCCTATCCTCAATGAATATTTCCACGGAAACTCTAAATGTTTTGAAAAATTTTTCCAGTATTAGTCCATCGTTGGTGGTAAAAACTGGTAGTATTCTTCGTACTATTTCTCCCATGAAAAATATTTACGCGAAGTTTACATCCACTGAAGTCTTTCAAAAAGACTTTGCTTTATATGATTTGAATGAGTTTCTTGGTGGTCTTTCGCTATTCAAGGATCCTGAGTTTGCATTTGATGAAACTCATATCAAAATCAAAAGTGGTCGATGTGAATCGATGTACTTCTATTCTGATGCAAGTGTAATTACTGCTCCACCAGAAAAAGATATTGATCTTCCATCTGAAGATGTTACTTTTCAATTGTCTGATGAAGATCTAAATTCTCTTCTTAAAGCATCATCTGTCTACCAATTGCCAGATCTTTCTTTAATTGGTGATGGTCGTAAAATGAATCTGGTTGTTCGTGATAAATGTAACAACGGTTCTAACGTTTATAATGTAGATGTTGGTGAAACCAGTTCTACATTTTGTTTCAATTTTAAAGTTGAAAATCTCAAAATTTTGCCAGGTGTGTACAATGTAACTATCTCAAGTCCAAATCTTTCTGTGTTTAATCACACTCGACTTGACCTTTGCTACTGGATTGCACTTGAACCTGACTCCACTTATGAATCGTAAAAATTTCCTTTGGGTTGAACAATATCGTCCTCAAAAAGTTGAGGACTGTATTCTTTCTGATGATGTAAAAAAAACCTTTCAGGAATTTATTGAAAAAGGAGAGATCCCCAATCTTCTTCTTTGTGGTCCTGCAGGTATTGGAAAAACTACAATTGCGAAAGCACTTTGTACTGAACTTGGGGTAGACTCTTATGTAATTAATGGATCCGATGAAGGAAGATTTCTTGACACAGTGCGAAACCAGGCAAAGAACTTTGCTTCGACCGTATCACTTCAAGGACATGGTAAACCAAAAGTCATCATTATTGACGAAGCTGATAACACAACCAACGATGTACAACTCTTACTTCGGGCGAATATTGAGGCGTTTCATAGCAACTGCCGATTCATCTTCACCTGCAACTACAAAAACAAAATCATTGAACCACTCCATTCAAGATGCGCCGTCTTTGACTTTTCTTTCAAAGGAAGAGAAAGAGCTACTGTTGCATCAAAATTCTTTACGAGAGTCACGAAAATCCTTCGTGAAGAAGAAGTTGAGTTTGATCCCAAGGTTGTTGCAGAAGTTGTCCAAAACTATTTCCCAGATTTCAGAAGAACGTTAAATGAATTGCAGAGATATTCTGCATGTGGAAATATTGATACTGGTATTCTGACTTCAATGTCTGAAGTCAATCTAACTGGTCTTATTGATTCTTTGAAAACTAAAAATTTTGCTGGTGTTCGTAAATGGGTTGTTGATAACTTAGACAATGATGTGACTGTTGTAATCCGTAAAGTTTATGACGCACTTTATAATGCACTTGAACCTATGTCTGTTCCACAGGCTGTTTTGATTCTTGCTAAATATCAGTATCAGGCTGCATTTGCTGCAGATCAAGAGATTAATACTCTTGCATGTTTTACAGAATTGATGTGTGATTGTAAATTTAAATGATTCTTAATCCAGAAGATACCATATACGCATACGATAAGATCAAGGAAGCTTACGGTTCTATTAACCGTATCGATGACTTCTTTCGTATGAAGAAGATGGAAAGAATTGATAAGATTCCTACTCCTCTTTTTGGTATGTCTCATGAAGATGATCTGTTCCAGGATTTTTCTATGCATCCTGAAGACATGAATTTTCGTATTGTTCAACCAGATCACAGCACGTTTAATACTCTTCTGGAAATGACTGCATCATTTACCTACGAGGAAGCACCAGGTAAAGAGATGAAACTAATGATCCAGGAGACTACCACAGGCACCGCTGTGGGGTTCATCAAACTGGGTTCACCTATCATCAACTCTAAACCTCGTAACCAGTGGTTGGGAGGGGTGCCAGACCTTACCATTTTTAACAAGCGTGCTATCATGGGATTTATTATCGTTCCCACTCAACCGTTTGGGTTTAATTATCTTGGTGGTAAACTTCTGTCTATGATTTGTTGTAGTCATGAAGTTCGTGAAATGCTAAATAAGAAGTACGACACAGAAATGTGTTTGTTTGAAACAACATCGCTGTATGGTAATATCAAAGGAACAAGTCAATACGATGGACTAAAACCATACCTTCGTTATCGTGGAGATACAGAATCTAAATTTCTGTTGACTCTTCCAGACTTCATTTA